ACGACCTCTGGGCGTCTTCGGTCGCAAAGTTCAGCCGCCTTGCAGCTCTCGCGGATGTTGAAGACCATCGCGTACGGGGCGCATTCGTTTTCGCTGGTGGATCAGCCACCGGGCGCGCTAGTTCCTACGGCGCCCAAGTTCACAACTTCACTCGTAAGTGCGCCAAGGAACCCGACGCAGTACGCCACGCTATGGTGCGAGGCCACAGCGTCACCCCAAGATTTGGAAAACGCATTACGGATGTTCTCCGGGGAATGCTCCGGCCCGCACTGATCCCTGCGCCCGGACACTCCTTCGTCGTCGCCGATTGGTCAGCCATCGAGGCACGCGTCACGCCGTGGGCGTCCGCTGACCCGCAGGCCGAGTCGGTGCTGGACGTCTTCCGCCAAGGTCGCGACATCTACAAGCGTGAGGCCGCAGGCATCTACCGTATGCCCGAGGAGGACATCGGCGACGAGTCCGAGGAGCGCCAGATCGGCAAGGTCGCGATTCTGTCGCTTGGCTTCGGTGGCTCGGTCGGCGCGTTCTCGGCGATGGGTCGCAACTACGGCATCGTGCTGCCCGAGTCGGACTCCCGCCGGATCGTTGACGCATGGCGCCGCGCTAATCCGTGGGCGGTGCGCTACTGGAGCAAGCTCGAGGAGGCGTACACGCGTGCGCTACGCAACCCAGGGCGTGAGTTCCCGGTCGGGCGCATCACCTACATGTACGACGGTCAGCACCTGTGGTACGCGCTGCCCTCGGGGCGCATCCTATGCTATCCATTTGCTAAGTTCGAGGGCGACGAGATCACCTATGTGAAGGCGGCGTGGAAGCCTGCTGCGGATGCGAAGGAATGGCCGCGCGCGCGCTTGTGGCGGGGACTCGCCTGTGAGAATATAACGCAGGCAATCGCGCACGACTTGCTGCGGCATTCTTTACGCCAACTTCCCGAAACAGTCCTACATGTTCACGATGAGATCGTCCTCGAGGCCGCTGACCCTGAAGCATCCAAGCAGCGGTTAGTCGAGGTCATGTGTACGGCGCCCGCATGGGCGCAAGGGTTGCCCTTGAAGGCAGGCGTTAAGGTAATGGAAAGGTATGGAAAATAAAAAAGCCGCCTGGCGGGGCGGCTCAACCAAATGGAGGGGTCACTTGGAATTTCTTGATTATTACACAAAACTCGCACCTGAAGGCGAGACGGCGCTGATTGTGCGCCAAAAGCCACAATTGAAAGATGGCGAGCTGCAGTTCCACGCCGACGGTGCGATCAAATGCACTTGGCCTGCTGCGCTACCCGACGCGCGCAAGATCAAGCCCGATCAGGCATGGTACGGCAACACGGCGTCGTTTATCGTCGACCGCTTTACCGATGGCAAACCGTCGGCCAGTGCTGCGAATTGCGAGTACGTCCTTGTCATGGTGCTGGACGACGTGGGCGACCCGATCAAGGCGCCGAAGACGCCGCAGCTCCCGCCGACATGGGTTATCGAGACGTCGAAGGGCTCATTCCAGTGGGGCTACGCGTTCAGCCTGGACGATCAGCCAACGAAGGCCGAGTACGCTGCAGCTATCAAAGCGATCGCTGACGCAGGCTACACCGACCCGGGTGCCTGCAATGCCGTGCGCAACTTCCGCCTGCCGGGCTCGATCAATCTGAAGCCCGGACGCGACCGGTTCGCTGCGCAGCTCGTTGAGTTTCACCCTGACCGCGAGTACAGTCTGACCGAGATTTGCGACGCGCTTGGCGTGACACCTGCGCCTGCCGAGTCGCTCGGCGTGCGTCCGATCCGCTTGTCGGATGATGGGGCGGATGACGTGATGGCGTGGCTCTCGAGCCAAGGGCTGCTACTGTCGATGCCGAATCCTGCAGGATGGGCAGGCGTCATCTGCCCGAATAGTGCCGAGCATAGTGATGGCAACCCGGAAGGGCGCTATAGTCCTGCTACGCGTTCCTACTGCTGCCTGCACTCGCACTGTATCGACTTGGACTCGAACGTGTTCTTGGATTGGGTGGCGGCCAATGGCGGCCCCAAGCACGCGCCTGGACTGCGTGACGAGCTGCTCGCGCAGACGATGAGTCACACCCTGTCGCAGCTGACCCCGACCGAAGCGTTTCCCGACACCGCGGCTGAGATAATTGCCGATGTTGAGAAGAAACAGCGCGACCGGGTCGAGAAGGCCGATTGGTACACCCGCTACGCCTATATTGAGTCCGAGGATGCCTACTTCGACCTGCACGACCGCCGGGAAGTCGCGCGCAGCACCTTCAATGCGCTCTACCGGCATGTGACCTGTTTCTCGATTCACCCGAGCCGCTACAAGCGCCGGATTGAAGCGTCAGTCTGTTTTGATGAGAACCGCCAGAAGCTGGGCGCGCTGACCCTTGCCGGTATCACGTATGCCGCAGGCGAGAGCGTTCAGGTGGCGCGTGAGGGGCAGGTGTACGGTAACCGCTGGATTGATCACCGACCGGTGGCCATGACCGGCAACCCGCGTGTCTGGCTCGAGCATGTCGAGCGGATGATCCCGGACGTGTCCGAGCGCGAGCATGTGCTGAACGTGATGGCGTACAAGCTACAGCACCCGAACAAAAAGATTAACCATGCGGTGCTGCACATCGGTAACCCGGGCTCGGGCAAAGATACCCTATGGCAACCGCTGTTATGGGGCATCGGTGGCGAGTCGCTCGCCAACGTGTCAATCGTGCGTAACGAAGAGATTATGTCGCAGTGGGGCTACGCGCTCGAGTCCGAGGTGATGGTGTTCGAAGAGCTGCGCCAAGCGGAAGCGAAGGACCGCCGCGCGCTCGAGAACCATCTTAAGCCCATCATTGCAGCGCCGCCCGAGTTCCTGCAGGTGAACCGCAAGGGGCTGCACCCCTACCAGGCGCTGAACCGCATTTTCGTTCTGGCGTTCTCGAATGAGCGCGTGCCGCTTAGCCTGCCATCGGACGATCGGCGCTGGTTTGTAACGTACTCAGACGCGCCGAGAATGGCCGAGCGTGACGCGCAGGCGATATGGGATTGGTACGCCACTGGTGGCGTGGCCACCGCCGCAGGATGGCTCTATCAGCGGGACGTGTCGCGGTTCAACCCAGGCGCTGCGCCACCGCTGACCGAAGCGAAGATGATCATGGTTGAACAGGGGCGCTCTACCGCGGAATCGTACTTGGTCGATATGATGCGCGCGCGCTTGGGTGAGTTTTCGACCGGCGTTGTCGCAAGCCCGTTCTACGCGCTTTGTGAGCGTATTGTGCATGGCGCGCCGTCTGGCGTGAAGATACCGCAAGCGGCGCTCTTGCACGCGCTCAAAGAGGCGGGCTGGGTCGACATGGGCCGCCTGAAGTCGCGCGAGTACGACGCTAAAAAGCATATATTCTGCGCGCCAGAGCTCGCCGACACGCCCAAATCAGAGCTCAGACGCATGGTCGAACAGGTACCGGTTCCGGCCGCCGTTCGCTTAGTCAAATAAAGAAAAAGCCCGCCGAAAGGCGGGCCAAAAGGGTGATACGCGCTTGGAGAGTGACGCGCTATAAACCTAGCACGATTGCAAGCGCGGCCGCAAGTAGTAATCCTAAGAGCGCAAACATCAATCACCTCCCGATAGGTAATCGGCCGCTTCCGTTTCCAGGCGCTTAACGGTTGATTCCTTCAAATAGCACGCGATATCGGCCGGACTGTCGCCTACGTGGGCGTATACTAGCCAAGCGGTGGCATTGACGCCTACAGAGGCGTCAGCGGCCTCATAATCGACCCATACGCGAAACATAACATCATCAAGCAATATTTCGACGCGCTCGAGATAGTGCGGATAGGGGCGACCGCTGGATCCGGCCGCTGCAGCGGTATTAGTCATCATTGAAAACCTCGCATAGTGGAATTGTCGGGTCATACTGAGCGGCCATATCAAAGCTTGCGCCGTCATATTGGACCGCCTGCAGGAAATTGAGCGAATCGAACCGCTTGATATATTCGGCCGTTGATACCGCTGGAGTCCAAAGCGGAAATCTTCGAATATCTTTTAGCTTTTTCGGCCGATAGGGTTTGCGGGCCGCTTTGGCGAGCTCGATAGGGTCCCGATCAAATTTCACTTTGTAGGTTGTTCCGTCGACGTTTATCGTTTGCATAGTTCCACCTCCATTAGATAAGTATTCAGCAAATGTAGCGCGTGCTCGGCGCTTGCCAGACCTTCATCGGGTTCGCCCATGTTATACAGCGCGGCCGATAGCGCCGCTTGCGCTTGCCATAACAGCGCTTCATTGGTGCCATTGAGCGCGGCCGTTTCCTGAGCGCCGATGAGCGCCTCTTTTAATTTACCCATGTTTAAGCCCTTTCCAAGTGTATGCGGTCCGCTCGGACCAAGTTTGACGTCAATACTTTCGCCGGTATCTCAGGATTGCCCCAATCTACAGTCGCAATCGCGCGGTCTTCGAAGACCGGCGCCAAGGCAATAATGCGGCCGCGTGCGAAGGGTACGGGGCCGCTAAAAAAACCGGCCGAGCGCAAGAATTCGCGTCGATAAGCGACTGTATCGCCTACTTTTAATTGTATTGTCATAATGTTAACCCTTTCAAATAGTGCAACAACCGCAACAAGGCGCATCAATGCAGCGGCCGCGTGCGTTGCGGTAATAGTCACGCGGCCCATGTTCACCGATCAGCGTTACAGTATCGATACGGGCCGCGCGGCGCTCCAATAGCACCGAGCGGCCGCGTTGCCATTGGATAACATCCCCGGGCAATATGCGCGCGCCGGTGGCCGCGCAGAATCCGTCGTATTTCGCTGTGATCGTTTTCATATTAGGCCGCCTTTTGCATGAAAAATACTTTTTCCGCTTTTTTGGCGCCGGATCCGTGCGCCAAGAATCCGACGATCGTCGGCCGATCCGAGCGCGCGCACAATTGACAATCTGCGCAGCTAATATCGTCACGCAATTGCGCGGGACAAGTGACGACCAGGCGGCCGGCCGGCGTACGGTTTTTAGCGCCGGCGTCGATCGGTAGGATTGTGACGACGGGGCCGGCGCCGGTATCGGCGAGCGCGTCGGCGTGCGTTAAATCATTGGCCGATAGGTTGATAGTAAAGCCGGCCGCGTTGGCCGCTTTAATCTGCGCGAGATTGTCGGCCGTGGCGGGTTTGTGCGTATAAGTAAAGCCACGGCGGCCGGCGTTGGCGTTGACTAGCATTGTGAGCGCGGCCGGATTAATGGAGTTATCCAGGCCTGGTAAATCGCCGGCTTGATTGTGGCGCCACAATTGACCGGCCGGTAGCGCGGCGATAGCGTCGCAGAAGCTCTGCCAATCCAGGCCGCGCTCGCCGGCCGTGACAGCGCGCCAATGCAGCGCGAGCGGGCCGCCGTCGGCGTAGCATCCGCCGCTTTTGAGCGGGCACGCGCTCGGACACGATAGGGCCGACGTCGTCGATACCGGTATCGGGCCGGTTTTTACGTTATTTGATTTCAGCGTTAAATGTACGGTTTTCATGGTCGGATCACTTTCAAAAAAGTTTTTAGAATGACATTAAAACGAAAAGAAAAGCCCATAGATACAGAAAAACGAGCGTGCCTAATAGAATCTCGAGAATTGTTTGCTTCATTTGCGTGCCCCTTAGATGAATGACAGACCCGACATGCGGAAACATGCGCCGGATTCGGTTTCGACGTCGATAGTGCCGAATTTGTGTACGGCCAATACAGTGACAGTCTGCAAGCGGCCGTAAACATTGATTTTGATTTTTTGGCCAACGATAGGTTTAGTCATTTTTCGCTCCAATGATGGCCCGCTTGCGCGGGCCGTTTCGGTTTAATAGTTCCAAGCTTTGGCGCCGTATTCTTTGGCGATTCGTTTCGCTTCGGTTTTGCTTTCCACCTGGTACTCAATTACTACGTATTCGGCGGTAATTTCAGCGCTGCGGGAGATGATTAATTTCCAGGTTTTCTTCGGTGCTCTATATATGTGTGCGTACATTTTTTCACCCTTTGCTTAAAATTTAATCAGTTGATTTGCACTACATTGTTTTGCTGCAAGACAAAGTATAGCAGAGAAATAAAAAGTGTCAAGGATTATTTTACACTTTTTTCGGGTTTTTTGTGGACTACGTGGACAAGTGTGTGGACAACGAAAACGGCCGCGATTGTCCACGCCACATTCAAGGGACAGTGCGGGTTTTGGCTATTTGTGGACAATGTGGACAATAAAATCTACTGAACTATAGGAACTTAAAAATGTTATCATACTGCTAATAGATTGTCCGGATGAGCGCACGTTCTCGCACGCGCAGCGATTTAAAACGGCCTCTACGATTGTCCACATTGTCCACATAGCATTTTGGCAACATTTTGTCCGGCAAAAAGTTATCCACAGATTTGATTCTCTTTTAATAACACTTTTACGGTCGCGCGGCCGCCGGTTCGTGTGGACAATGTGCGTGACCCACATGTGCAAACATCAGTTAGTTAGTACTCACTAACCAGGTTGCAGTTAGTTAGTGCTTACTAACCTGGCTGCAGTTAGTGAGTGCTTACTAACTTATCAGGCTGACAACAAAAAGAGTAAGTGCCCACTAACCTGGGGGGTGGGGGGCCCGCGGCCGGCCGGTCACGTCCACGGAGGTGTTACACAAAATTTTTTATTTTTTTAAAAAAATCCATTACCATGCCGCCATGGGCATACATTCGTTACCGCTGACGGTTCGCAAACTTGAGGCCACCGAGTCGCGCCTACAGGCCATCTACGACGCAGCTAAGCTCGGACTGAAGGGCGACACACTGGCGTTAGCTGCAGGCATGTTGCCGCAGGAGTACCGGCACCTCTGCGAGATGGATCCGGTAGCGACGATGGCTGAGCAGAAGGGACGCGCTGACGGCGAGTTGGAGGCGTCTGCGTTGTTGCACGACGCCGCCCGTAATGGTGACGCCAAAGCGGCGTTAGCGATCCTGCAGCACGCCCACGGTTGGACGGCGCGTCAAGAGATCAGCGTCGACGTCACGAACAAGATCAGTATCACCCAGGCGTTGCAACAGGCGCAGTCCCGCGTCATCGACGGGCTGATCACGGAACAGAAACCGGAGTACTTGGAACATGCCACTGAACACGCTCGCGCCCGAGTCAGTCAATAATCTGCGCCGCATCACAGATTTTGACAAATACGCCGGGTTAACCAGCAACAATAAAGACTTGGTCGCCGACTACCGACCACTAAACTTTGACGCTTTGCTAAAGTCAGGCGCGTTACGTGTCACGCACAAAGGTCTTGACGACAAATACGACCCAGACCCTATGGCGGGGTTTTCTTTAGTGTCGGGGTACAACGACGCTGTGGGGGAGCAAACCCGCAGATGGAAAGACAACCCCGCGATGTATTCGGTCGTCAAAGACATGCTGTCTACCCGCCCCCGCGACATCGGCGCGCATAAGTACATGCAGATATTGCAATCCGCGCGCGACATGGGGTTGCCCGATGAAGCTATCTTTTTAAGCGTTAAATAATGGCGCAACAGCCGATCTATGACGCCGAGGGCGAGCAGTTACTGATGACCCGGCTGTGGGCGCCACAGCTCGCAGATGATCCCGAGGCGTTCGTGCTGTTCGCCTTCCCGTGGGGGCAGTCCAACACACCGCTCGCTAAGTTCAAAGGCCCGCGCACCTGGCAGCGCAAGATACTGCGCAGGATCGCCACGCACATCAAGACGAACAAGGGGCAGGTCGACATGGACGCCTTGCGCACTGCGGTTGCGTCCGGGCGAGGCATCGGTAAGTCCGCCCTTGTCTCTTGGCTAGTGCTGTGGATGCTGTCGACTCGCATCGGGTCTTCAGTCATAGTCAGCGCCAACAGTGAAGCGCAGCTCCGCTCGGTCACATGGGGTGAGTTGACTAAGTGGCAAGCGATGATCATCAACAGCCACTGGTGGGAGATCAGCGCGACGAAGCTGATTCCGGCGAAATGGCTGACTGAGCTGGTCGAGCGGGACTTGAAGAAGGGTACGCGCTACTGGGCAGCCGAGGGTAAGCTGTGGTCGGAAGAGAACCCCGACAGCTACGCCGGTGTTCACAACCACGACGGCATGATGCTGATCTTTGATGAAGCGTCAGGTATTCCGGACGCCATCTGGTCGGTCGGTGCGGGCTTCTTTACGGAACCGATCCTAGACCGGTATTGGTTTGCGTTTAGTAACCCGCGGCGTAATCAAGGCTACTTCTACGAATGTTTCCACGCCAAGCGTAACTTCTGGCAGACAGAAAACATCGACTCTCGAACGGTCGAGGACACGGACAAGCAAATTTATGAGCAGATCATTGCGGAATATGGCGAGGATTCGCCACAGGCTCGGGTTGAGGTCTACGGTGAATTCCCTTCGGCTGGCGAAGATCAGTTTATTGGTGCGTCTGCTGTCGACGATGCCGCC